GGTTATAGAAATAGTGCCAGACTGTTTTGCTTCAGGTGGTTCCAAATACTTTGTGTAGGTATGTTCTGCTACAAGGGCGGCAAAGTGTTCTATGTCACCATGCAGGGTTAGTCCGTTGTCCTCGATCAGTTTAATAATTTCGTCTTGTGTCATGTGTTCTTCTCCTTTAACGCTTGTTCTATCTTGCGCCCCATCTCCATTGGCGTGTCATCCAAACCTATGGCATCCATCATTTCTCTATCCGTCAGCCCAACCCAAGGCTTCTTGTACTCTTGAATGTCATCGTCATCTTCAATCATGCTTGCCCCCTTGCTCTGATTTTTTCCACATACTCAGGCAGAAGCCACGGCTCTACCATATGAGCAATAGCCTCACGTTCTTTCTGTACTGCTATTTCTATCGCGGGCTTCAGCATATCTATCGCTGTCTCATGCAACTTCTGTTGTATCTCTAACATCTCTGTTAACTTGGCAATCTGTTCTTCGTGTGTCATGCTATTTCCCTTTCTTGGCAACGGATGTCCCGTTAGTCTGTAGACTTCATCACGCCATATCTGTGCGCGTTGTTTGTGGTATTCACAGGTAGGGCAGTCAGACATGGTGCTTCTCCAACTCAGTAACTCTGGCAGACAACACACGCACTAACTCAGTCAGCACAGAGACCTCTGCCATTAGTTGTTCTCTCGTTGGTAGTTTTATGTCCCGCACATAGTCTTGCTTAACGCGTGACTCGCGTTCTATGCGGTTGAACTCCTCGTCCTCTGGTGTAGCGCAAGTGGGGCACGAAGCCCCCACCTCAACCGCGCGATTACATTTCATGCACGCCATTGTCAGTGTCATGGTATTTCTCCTCTAGTTGTTTGTGGATTTTTTGTGCTTGATGTATCAGGTTTGCTACCATTTCATCAACGAACCTAATATCATCTCTACCCGCACGAGCCGCGAGTAGCCACGCCATTACAAAGTCTTTCTCTGTCATAGCCAACCCCATATAAACACAGCGACAACGCACAAGATAGTGGCAATCCCTGCCAAGATAGGCGCACCCTCATTGTTTCTATACGGACCCTCGATAGTCATGTATGTTTCTGTACGCTTTAGTGTGCGTGAGAATAGTTCTGTTGTTTGATTGTTGTCCATGATTAACCTCCAAATATTTTCTTGAGTAAGTCATACAACTCGCGTGCTTGCATGACCGATAGTTTGTCAACAACTCCCTGTGCTGTCCAGTTACGATTAAGTACTATTGTTGAGCGAGATGTGTCTACCTTATCCTGCGGTGCAAGCGCGGCAAGTCCCGCTGATTTCTCCTCGGGCTTACCAAACTTGACCTTCTCCGCTTTAATCTTCTCGCGCTTCTTGTATGACTTCAATGGCGCGTATTCATCTTGCATTACACGCAGACCTCCCCTTGTGTCTCTGCTCACCATACCTTGACGAAGCATCTGTGTGCACAAAGACGTTGTGGAGTTCTCTTTGAACCCACGCTTGGTCATGTGTGCGACTATCTCTTTAGCCGTTAGGTTGGGGTTGTTCTTGATGAACGAAAAGGTTTCGCGTGATGCGTTGTTGGTTGGTTTGAATCGGTGTGGCTGTGCCATAGTTTTCTCCTTGATGGTTTGTTCTTCGTCTTGTGCCCATGCGTTAAGCAGAGCGGTTCTAATATCAGGCATGAGTGTTCCCTCCTCTTAGAAACTAAACTTGTCCAAGATTGCGTCAACGGCTTTCTTGGTGTCTTGTCGTATGGCTTCGTTCTTGCGTAACTCTTGTGCAGTCACACCAACAAGCAAGCCCTCCAACTCTTTGCGTGCGCCCTCGAGCGTGGCGTCACCCACTACATTGAGTGCCTTGGTCAAGTCACACAACTCCAACGCACCCTCAACAAGTGAGTCGTGGAAGCGTCGTTGCTTGGCTTCGCCCTGCACATAGTCAGTAGTCAAGCGATCAGACATGCGCTTCAAGTGTGTGCTCAAGCGATCGCGTATGTCGTTCATAGCGTTGGTGATGCGCTCCTCTGCTAACTCGTCCAACTTCTTCTTGAGTTCGGCTTGCGCTTCGTTGCCTACATCTACACGGAAGTCACCCGCAACAGGCACAGGCATGTAGTTCACGCGGAACGCAAACTTAGTCATGATCTCGTTAGCGGTTGGGTAGTCCTCTCGCTTGAACATATCGCCCAATGCCATAGCCTGAGCCGTGATCAATGTGGGATAGATTGTGACGAACGACTTGACCAATGCTTCGATCTCTTCGTTGAACTCATTCATGCGCTCGGTGAACGCCATGAAGTTCTGCGTAGGTAACAGGCGCAAGCCTGAGTCAGACCAAGGCAAGGTGTGGTCATAGACATACGCACGCGCACGACCAACGGCTTGCGTAATAACATCTAACTCGGTGCGACCCGCCAATAGATGTTTGTTAACACGAGCCGCATCTTTCGCGGCGGCATGTTTGTTTGCCACTACCTCGTCAGTAGTTGAGCGGTCTAACTTGCGTGCAGTCCAGACTGATGCGTTGAACTCTACGAGCATGGCGCATGTGTCTAAGTTATAGCGTGGTGTATTCATGTTGTTTCTCCTAATGGTTAATTGAACTTACGGGGTGATACGCAAGACCTTGCCTGTGTGTGGCACGAAATCTTCGTTGTCCACAACACCAAACAAGACAGGCATATTGGGCACACGATAGTCACTCTCTATGTAACCATCTGTTAAGTAGATGATCGCCTTGGCGTTGATCTTGTGCTGATCTACATAGTCGGCAACGCATGACACAGTAGTGCCCCCGCCACCGACAGGCTTCATCAACTTGGCTATGTTGTCATACTCGTGTGGCTTGAACGACTGATCGCCGTCGACTGATGTGTCCCACCACAATACGCGCACGCTGTCAGGCTTGACGTTATTACATACACGAGCGATCTCGCCGAACACGACAGGGTAGTAGCCATGCATAGAGCCAGAGGTATCGCATGCGATAACGATATCGCCGACAGACTCGGTGAAGTGCGAGGGCATAACGAAACCAGACGCAAGCAAGCGCTTGTTAGGCGGACAGAAGCGTGAGTTCTCATCACCCTGACAGATAGCAGTAATGAAGTCCTGCAACGCATCACGCCAGTTAGTCTGACGATCTTGTGCGTGACCGAACACATCACGACCGCCCTTACTCTCACCGCGCAACTTGCGTGACATCAACTCGCCTTGACGATTGGCATCATCAATCTCCTTGCCCAACTTCTCGCGGTCTTCTATCGAGCCGTCGTCGGGAGACATCTCGTGCTCGTCGAGGGGTTCGCCCTCGCCGTCACCACCCGCACCACCACCGCCCTCCTTGGCGTTCTTGAGTAAGTCCTTGAGCACCTGCACATACGACATGCCGAAGTATTTGCGATCAATACACAACGACTCAGTAGGACGCTCGACGAACTTGAAGTCGGGGTCCATCTCCTCGACCAACGCATTGACCACGAAGTCCATAGCAATGTTGTTGATGCGGTGACCATACTTCTTGCACAAGTCGTTGTAGAACGGCATCACGCAATGCTTGAGTGCCACATGGAAGTTCTCGTGCAATACAAGATAGCGCAACTGCTTGCGGTTCAATGGCGTGATGAACTTAGCGCCATACTTCTTGTTCTTGCCGTCGGTGCCCGCAGTAGGTATGCCCTCGACAACCTCTGATCTACCCATACAGATAACGCCCGCGAGTAGCGCGAACTGTGGGTGACGCATACAGTCAATGTTGACTGCTTGTATACGCTGATTAAGCGTCATCTTCTCGAATGATGTAGCCATGAATACTCTCCTTACTTAGTTGTGAAAAAGATTTTGTGTTCGTTCAGCATCTTGCCGAAGTCGTTGAGCGTAGCGAATAACGCAACGCGAGTAGAGTTAGCAATGGTGTTGCAGAAGATCGACTGCATCTCTGCACGCATACGCCACACATACTTGACTACTGCTTCTGCCTCGGTGCGATCTTTACAACGCGACACGAATTGGAAGACTTGAATCAACTGTGCTGATGGGTTGTCAGCAAGCGGTGCCTTGAGCGGGTCAGCAACAACGCGATCGAACGAACAGATGTCACGACCGAAGCGAACGAACGACGCCATATCCTCAGCAGTCACAGCACCGACAGTGCCTACGAGTGCCGCTTCTAATGTGTCGTCGTCAAGCACGCCGTCACCCTCGTCAAGAATGTCACCCGCCGCCGCTAATGAGCGAGGAGTTGCATACGCAAGAGCCATAGCACGAGGGTTGAAGATGCGTGCGTTGTCCTTAGATAAGTCTTTGCCCTCATACTTACCGCCCTTCTCGTAATCAAGGAACGAGTCCATGACCATGTCGTAGTTGTTAACGAACGCGATCACATTGGCATTGATACCCTTTTCTACTGCCCATTGCACCCACTCCTTAGCGGTAGGCTTACGCATCTTGACGAAGACTAGCCTGTTCCTTAAGTGTGCCTGAATCGAGTCACCCAATCCCTCGACTGCTAGGTTGGTGCCACAGAACACTACGCTACCCTCGACGAAGTGATAAGGACCAACGCGTTGCTCGTAGACGATAGGCGCGAGAACATTCTTGATGAACTGCGGTGCCTTGGCGATCTCGTCGAGCATGATGAGCACAGGCTTGCCACCATTGATACCGCGCTGATTGTCCTTTGATACACCGAAGCGCTCATTGGGTAACTCGCGTGATACGCCATGCTCACGATCTAAGTCGGGCATCCACACCGAGCCGTCAGACAACTGCGTGCAGTCGATAGGGTCAACGGCAATGTGGTTGGCAAACTTAGGCAGAGCCTTGAGCGCATGGAACAACGCGGTCTTACCGATACCATTCTCGCCCTCGACAATGATGGTGCGCTTGTGACCGACTGTTGCTATGAGGTTTAGAACCTGTGTGAAAGACAAATATTTATTCATTGTGAATACTCCTGATAGTTGATTAAAGAAAAGGAAATCTCGGGAGTGCGTTGCCCCCGAGTTATTATTATAAAGGATTTGTCAAAGGATTGACAAGTGTTATACATGCACATTAGAGCGAGGGTATTCCCCGATCAGGGGGAACTGAGGTATCTCCACCCTATGCGACTGCTTGTTAGCGCCTGCTATCGTTAGACACCGCTTGGTCATTGCCACCTCGAAGTCACTCTCTGTAACAGGTTGTGCTAAGTCTTTAATGGTGCTCTTTGTCCCGCGCCATGTGTTGAGGTTGAAGTTATTTTGTGCATACCCACGCTTAGATGCGAGCATGTCAAAGACTGTCTGACCTATCTCAAAGAATGTATTGATGTTCTCCTCAGTAGGTGTGCCGTTGACGATACCCTTGACTGCATCATCTGCGTGACGAACAAATGCATACTCACCAAATGGTCTGCCCATGCTGTGATCTAAGGTGACATGGTCTGTGTAGTCAGGCAAACGCATTGTCGCAAGCATCACATAGTTAGCGAGGTTGGCTTTCTTCTGAGCACGCTCTGCTTTGTCTGCGTTGTTGGATAGGTAGCGATAGTGTGCGGTGTGCTCTGACTTGCTCGTTATGAGTTTGTCGTCTTTGAAGTATGCGTCGAGACTGTATGGCATGTAGTTGATACCCTCGATCTCTTTGTGCACCCTACTGTATATAGGCAAGATTACTTTGCCCTTGTCACTCTCTGTATCGTTGACACCGCCAACACCTAACACCTGCCACATGAACGATCGGCTAGTCATGGAGTTGTTCCCCATGTATAACTGACGCTCACCCCCGTCGGCATCAGGTGCGTAGTAGCGTGCCATGATGGTGCTATACAACTTGATGTCGTAGTAGTTCTCACCCTTGATGATCTTGTAGTGAGCATGTGACACAGATGCGAGCGGGCGCTCGTTGATCTCATACTTCTTTGAGCGTGGAGGTTTAGCCCTGCCCTCGAAGTATGCGTGTGCTTGTTTGAAGTTACGCAAGCGTGGTAAGTTGTTTGATATTCCATATGACATGATGTGTGCTCCTTAAAATGATGTGTTGAGTTGATGAACTGCATAGATGTAGTCCGATAGATCGAAGTCCATGTCCTCCTCGTCATAGTCTTCTGCCCCGTCCTCACCTACTCCTACGAATCGATACCCTCCCATATCGAGTTCTCTTGCTTGTTGATAAATAAACTGATGCGCTTTGACATCAGGGAAATCCTGATACCACTTCACATCTGTTGCTTTGAATGTGATGATCGGGTCTTTCTGATTGTCGTAACCACACTCCTCGATCGCCGTCGTTACGAACGGGTCATTCTTTGCTAGGCATAGTGCTACATATGCGTCGCGGTCTTGAATTGATTTGAACTTGATGACGTATGCCACGTCTGATCTGTATCCCATGATGTGTGCTCCTTAAATGATTTCGCCGCGTTTGTTGAAACGCCAGCCGTTGATATAGATGAGTTCATTGATGTTCTCATCACTTACTTGCCACTCGTAGTCCTCCTTTATCTGTGTGTAAATGTTGTCTGCATACTCCTTCACTGCTTCTAATGCACGCTCGAGCATGGCATCAAGGCGGTGCGCCCAGTCCCAGTAGTCAGTCTGAAACAACTCTTTGACCTCGGCACCCATCATCACGCCAACCACTAGCGTGGGGTTGTTCTCGTTGTTCTCTACGCTTTCGGCATAGTCAACGACATCACTTAGTCTCATGGTGCTTGAGTCGACATAGTGAAAAGAGTTTTGATTGACCTCTGCCTCCTTATCTATCCAATCGTTACGCATCAACTCAATGATCATCACCTCCTCACCTATGAACTCGGGGTCAGGGTGTGCTTCAAAGTATGTAATGAGGTTGATCATCCCCGTCCATGATGCGCCGTCATGCGTATGTGTCCCGACTGAGTAGCGCACATCATCTACATAGAAACCTTTCGCACGCCCCTCCTCCTTGGCGCTGTCAATGATGTGCTCACAGTCGTAGTCCTGTATGAGTGCGATACGCACGCTGTCCTTAGCCTTCTCGCTGAGTTCGTGAAACTCATAGACTGTTTGTTCAATCGTTGTTGGCATGTTAATCATCTCCTACTTTATCTACTTCACAATAAAAACACACATAGTCGTTATGTATGTCGCAATAAGGGCACTCAGGCGAGGGCTTTAACTCCTTACCCGAAGCAAGATAGGCATCCAACTTCTCACGCCTATACGCAATCCACTCGGCGCTATCCATTTCTTCTATGGTTTTCCTTTCCATTACTGCATCCATTAAAGATACTTGGGGTCTGTGCTCAGTTGCTTTTGGTTCCATTTAAAAGTCCCTCCCATAAATTTGACTTCTGTTGTATGTTGGGTTTCTGTATTCCGTTTTAATGTGCATGTCGTGCTTGTCGAGGATTCGATTCTGCTCATACTGAGGTATCAGCGCCGCCCATGTAAGGACTTCGTTCTTTGCGTTGAAGACTGCCTTCTCCAGTTCGGCTATCTCCTCGCGCAATGTTGCAATCTTCGGGTTGTTGGCTTGTGACACCTCAACGAACGAAACAAGAAAGCCCTCGAACTTATTGACACGCTCGTCTTGCTTGCGCTTCTCGTCTTGCTCTCGGTCATACTTCACCTTGTATATACTCATGGCGTGCTTGCCCTCGTCGGTGACGAACCACCCCTCACGCAACACCCCGTTGTCGTCGGTGTAGTCCTTCTGCTTTATCCACATACTACGTATCAAAGCGCCGAGAGTTCGGCTAGAACCCCCGTTCTGCACCAACTTGAGTATCGACTTGGTCTCGTCAATGACCATCAATGCTTCATACTGCACCGAACTTGTGTATTTGTTCAGCGCGGGTAGGTTTTCATGCGTCTTCATCTTCTTCTCCTTAGTTAATACTTACTGTGAACTGCGTGTCCTGCATCACCTTCTTGACGAGTGACTCGAACTTACTACCTGAGCCCCACACATCATCAGCAGTCAGGGCAACCTCGACTCTCTCTTGTATGTCGTAGTCATCTAACGCTTGAGCGATCATCTCCTCTACCCTAGTCTCGTCAGGTGTATCGGCGTCGCGTAGTGCCTCCGATATCTTGTCATCTAGGTCATAGTCATTGAGTGCGCTGACTGCTATGTCGTTGACCATGTCTTCATCTATGTGCTCGGAATCACGCTCGTGTGTCCGCATGGACTCGTCTGCTATGTTCTCTGCTACATCTGCGGAGATGTCGCGTATCTTCTTGTCCAGTTCCTCGCTCATGAACGCAAGCGTTGCATGACTCTGCATTACCTCTGCCACTTGCTTGTCGACTAAGCGCTTGATGTGCTCGTCGAGTTGCTTGAATAAGTTTGATAGCAATGTTTCTGTTTCCATGATTAACTCCTAAAAAATAAATAAAAACTCACAGACACTATGTCTGTGAGTTGCTCGCGTATACACACGCGTGAGTGTTCCCTCTACACCTCCCCTCTTGATTGCAGTTTAAGAATCCGCATCCAGTCGATTCGTGTTAAGAACCACCTGTATAGCGGGACATTGCAGTCCTGACAAAGCAAGACTTCGTTATCACCTTTATTCATTCACACCTTCTTTAGTCATTTTCTGCCCCCGTATTTGAACCTTTAAAGAAATGTGGTGAACCGAATGCACGGATGAAACCTATTGCCCAGCGTATGCGTTTGCTTGGGAACTGCGGTCTATTTATATCCCTGTCATACCGCCACGCCATCATGCTTGTCTGCTTTACATTAGGGTCGGGGTATTCAGGTTTTGTGTATGTCCGAAACGCTTTCTGAACTGTCGTGTTGCGTTTGGGTATGGGCGCTCTATATTTAAATCTCGTTTGCGTTCTCATACATCACTCCTCCTCTTCTCTTGCGTTGGTTATCTGCCAGTCGATATCGCTATCGGTCTGCCACTCGTTCGCGTCTAACTCTGACGCCTTAGCAAGCGCCTCCTCCTCGTTCATTGCCTCTACCTCGACAGTCTCGAGGACTAGGCGCTCTGCATATACTGTGAATCTTTTCATAGTTACTCCTTTGGCGGTGTGTTGAAACTGTTCTTGGTGTTGACACCGAACGCGTCGTATGTGTCATCACCCCCCTCTTCGTTGATCTCTTCCTCTAAGTGGGTCAGCCAGTTGTCGACCTCACGCGATACATAACTCGGCATATCGGTGAGCACCTCCTCTCTCCCGTCTGACCACACCACATTGATACTCCATGCTGTTACTGTTTTCATGATTACTTTCTCCTTACTTGGTTAATAAAACTCACAGACACCATGTCTGTGAGTGCCTCTCTCACCCACCCTGCGCTATACGCTCGGCGGGGTTTGCCCTATGCGGGCGAACATATGCGTTGACCAACGGGTCAAAGCGGTGTCTTATTAAAGCGGGCATCTTGATGGGCACTCTGTCTGCCAGAGGTATCGCCTCCCATGCCTGACGCACTAGCGTCTGCATATCCATGTCCGCATACTCTTGCCAACAGTTGAACTTAGGCTCGGCGGGGTGTGTTCGGAAGTCAAGCCACACCTTAGCCTTCAAGCGTTTGAGTTCTCCCAAATACACTAGGAAGAACTTGTGCCTGTCCATGTGTCGTGAGGCTAGGGCATAACGCACCGCGTTATTGACGCGGGTTATTTCCTTGGGCAGTCCCACTAATACGCGGTGATGTTCGTTGCGCCATAGCCTGACCCACCCGTCATATCGTCCCGCCTTCTGCTTGGATACCCGCGCCACCTTGCGTTGGGTGATGATGGACTGTGCAACGAATGGGTGTATGTCACCGCTTGATGCCTTGGTTACCAGTTCCTTGCGTGTGAGTTTCGAGAGTGGCTTCTTGCGAGGTCGACAATATTTGCACAACTTACCCTCTGCGGTGACGAGCACATTGCCCGCGTATCCTTGCGCTTTCATCTGCGCTCGGGTTAATTTGTATCTGAATTCGGCGAGGGGTTTAGTCTCACCGCATGACTTACAAGTCCTGATAAGAGGACTATAGGTTTCGTTTTCCATGATGCTTCTCCGAAATGTTAACGAGCATACCCACCCTTCTACAAAGCGTGCCCACCCCTGTGGGACACCTGTTAGCCCGCATGGATACTAGGTTTGAGCCCTATCATACCCACCTGACACTTGAAATTCAAGAATGAACCAAGATAGATGAGAATAAAAGTGTCCACGAAAAGATGAATATATATATATCTAAAGAAAAGTATATTTATATATATGTCTTGTTGGCACGGACATAGTGCGCGCTAGTATCCATGCGGGTTGCGAGATGCCCACGCTTGGGGGACGGGTTGTGAAAGCGTGGGTATGTGTTTTTTTACAACACTTTTGATGTTCTCAGCAACGCGTTGTGGAGAACTCACAGACATAGTGTCTGTGAGTTGCGGTTGCCTTACTTGAAGAGACGCCCTTGACGGATTGGTTTGCAACCCATCTTGACCATCTCCCATGACATGTCTGCTTCCTCTGCCTTCTGAATGGCGCGTTGCTTGCGCTCGGTGTTCTTGGCTAGTTCGCCCATCTCTGCGCGGAGGTTTTTCCAACGCTCGCTGTTGCGAAACTTGACCGAGAACTCGTGGTCTGCGCGTGTGTATTTACCCATGATGATTACTCCAGTTGTCGGGCAACATTGCCCCGCAAACCTAGCACGCTAGGCTTGCAGAGTAGGCTACGCCTTACTTCTTAGCGGGTTTGTTTTTCTTATGACCTTGCTTGTGATAACGACCGCTACCCTTTTTAGTTGCTGATGGTTGTTTCATGATGATTACTCCTAAAGTTATGTGGGCAGGATTGCCCCCAAAGCCCACGCGTATGGGCTTGGAGAGTCGCCTACTTAAAACCATTCGCCGTTGCGCTTGGTGGGTGCACCGAATTGGTTGCGGTGGTAGTCCTTTGCCTGTTGGAAGGCATCAAACGCCCGCAAGAAATCCTCTTGGGTGTTGTGCTTTGCGTCTTCGCACAGCATTAAGTCACGCTCGCAAAGGGTGATGTTGTCGAGGGATTGTGTGTAGGTCAGCATGGGATTCTCCAAAAGATGTTTGACACAAAAAGAAACCGCGCGGAGACACCGCTGTCAGACCGCGCGGGAAAAACTCACAGACAAACTGTCTGTCAGTCGGCTTTGAGTTGCAAGTTAGTGAAGCGACGCTTCTCGCTCGCGCTCAGGGATTGCCATTCCGCGAACAACTTCGCAACCTTGTCTTTGTTCTTGTTGCCTTTCTTGAACGGCTTCGACTCGGCTTGAACATCATCAAATATCTTGCTGAGCATACGAGTGACCTGTCTCTCATACTTGTTGCCATAACCGAAAGTAAGACCGCGTTGTCCGTCTTTCACCAAGTCCATTGCGCCCTCGCGAACTGTGGCTATGTAATACACAACAAAGGGGCGCGCGGTTGCTTTGTCACCAATGCCATGCTTGAGCAGTTGCGTAGTCAGACTCACAGACATATTGTCTGTGAGTTCAAGCGTGGGCTTGACCAACTCATACTGAGCCGTAGTGATACCGAGTGCTGTCCGTAAGGACAAAGCGTTGAATGTTTTCTTCATGAATGAATCTCCTAAATAACAAATGACAAAGCCCCATATCGTTGGGGCTGTTACGATCGACTGAGTTCCCCCAATCGATAAATCTATTATACCACAATGTGTTTGTGCATACCCTTGACAGCGTAGTTATGCCGTAGGCGAACCCCACCATACCCCCATCACCCCTTTGGGACAGCCGTGCCACGATGCCCCGTGAACACTGTTTCGTAGCCGCAAAATAAACTTTGTAATACCTTATACCTACCCCATAAATTTTATAAAAATTTCAAATACCTCTTGTCAAACTTTGGACACCCCCATACAAAAAAACCCCGACGCCTGTTGAACGCCGGGGTAAGGATGGTCATCCCATCAGGAGAAGCAAATGCGCAACTGCTTGCACACCTACCAGAAGTGAGTATATACTTCGCGCAACGAGGTTGCAAGGAACCGCGCATGTTTGAGCATTTGGTGCAATTTAATCCGGGGGTCACCAGTCCGGAGATGTTTATCGAACTCGATGACGCCGAGCCGGGAGAAGTGCTTTCTGCTCAACATAAGACCGTCGAGTGGTTAGAAGAACTAGGCGTACGCCCAGACGACGAGATAGATACTGAGCAGCAGACTGCCGCAGCCAGACAAGCATTTGGCTCTCTCACCACCACGGCTACCGAGGCCGACCAAAAGGTAAACCTGATCCAACTCAAAACCCCAGAAGCTGTACGGCACTTGACGGGGATGCTGGCTGCCTACGATTGGGAGTTTGTGCAGCAAGCCAAAGAGATCAGAGGCTACGCGGTGGCGCAACTGATTGAAGAGACAAAGTCTACGAATGCAAACATCCGGCTCAAAGCCTTGGGACTACTGGGCAAAGTCACGGAGGTTGGGCTGTTTACAGACAAGATCGAGGTTAAGAAAGCTGAACTAAGTGACAGCGAGATCGACGCCAAGATTAAAGAAAAGCTCAGCAAGTTCATGGGCGTCATAGACGTTGTGGATGTTTCCGAAAAACCCGTAGAAGACATAGATGAACCTAAACAGCCTGACGACATTAACGAAGGCTGAGCTTGCAGCGCTCCAAAAGGCTCTCCCGACCATGACGGTCGCGGAGAAGATAGAACTCATGGACATGTTGGACGTTCGTGAGAAGCGGGCAAGCCTAGCGGCGGCCCACGACTCCATGCTAGGGTTCGCAACGGCGGTCTATCCGGGGTTCAAGATCGGTCCGCACCACAGGAAACTGGCAAAAATCTTCCAAGATGTGCTCGACGGCAAGAAAAAGCGGGTGATTATCAACATCGCGCCACGTATGGGGAAGTCTGAGTTCTCCAGCTACCTGTTCCCAGCGTACTTTCTAGGTAAAAACCCTAATAAGAAGATCATTATGGGCACGCACACTGCGGGTCTGTCCGAGGACTTTGGTCGTAGGGTGCGAAACTTACTAGACTCGGAGGAGTATGCAGAGATTTTTCCTCAAACTCATGTGGCGGATGACCAAAAGGCAGCCGGTAAGTGGTCCACGAGTGCTGGGGGCCAGTATTACGCTGCTGGCGTTGGGGGTGCTTTGGCTGGTCGTGGTGCCGATTTGTTTGTTATTGACGATCCGCACTCCGAACAAGACGTTAAAGCCAACTCGAGACTAGCTTTTGATACCGCGTGGTCGTGGATGCAGACCGGACCGCTTCAGCGGTTGATGCCGGGGGGTGCGATTATTGTGGTGATGACCCGTTGGGGAGTCTTAGACCTGACTGGGCGCATCATTGACTACCAAACCCGTAACCCTGACTCCCCGCGCTGGGAGATTGTGGAGTTACCCGCGATACTTAATGAAAATACCGAGAACGAGAAGTCTCTTTGGCCTGAGCAGTGGCCTCTGGCGGCGTTAAAAAGTGCGAAAGCGTCGATTGATCCGAGGTATTGGAACGCGCAGTACATGCAGCAGCCCACTTCGGACAACAGTGCCACAATTTCTAGGAAGATGTGGCGGATATGGGAGCCAGAAGAACCACCGGTGTGCGACTACATCATCCAGTCTTGGGATACTGCTCACGAAGTCAAAACGAATTCGGATTACTCTGCTTGTACAACGTGGGGCGTGTTCTATAACGAGGAAGAAGGGCACAAAGCGCAGATCATCCTGCTCGACGCCTTCAAAGAACGCATGACTTTCCCAGAATTAAAGGCCACAGCACTCAAACACTATAGAGAGTGGGAGCCTGATGCGTTCATCGTGGAGAAGAAGTCTGCTGGCGCACCGCTGATACAAGAGTTTAGAGCGATGGGCATACCTGCGTGGGAGACAAACCCTAGCCGTGGCAATGACAAGGTGGTACGATTGAATGCGATTTCGGACTTGTTTGCATCCGGCATGGTGTGGGCTCCGGACACGCGTTGGGCGCGTGAAGTTATTGAAGAAGTTGCATCGTTCCCAGTTGGTGAGCATGACGACTTTGTCGATACGACATCCCAAGCACTAATGAGATTCAGACAAGGCGGGTTCATATCGTTAGACAGTGACGAGAAAGATGAACCCATAATTTTTAAACGTAAGCAACACGCTTACTACTGAGGACCAACATGGCAACCAATATCGACAAAGCGCTAT